GGTAATTCGAGCCTCGATTGCGGCGCAGCTACAGGACTCCTCCAAGGGGGTTGTGCGGTGAATACCCCGGTCGAGCGCCCGTTGCAGCTGGACGAGGTGGCCACGCAGGCCGCATTCGGCGCGCTGGTGGGCGTCACGCAGCAGGCGGTCAGCGATCTGATGGCCCGCGGCGTGATCCAGACGGGGCAGCCGGCGGGCACCTGGCTGCTCGCCTACTGCGAGCACCTGCGCCAAGTGGCAGCTGGACGCGACCCGGATGGCCAGTTGGCCGAGCAGCGCACGCGCCTGGCGCGCGAGCAGGCCGACCGGGTGGCGCTGCAGAACGCAGTGCAGCGCAAAGAGTACATGCCGGTCGTGCTCCTCGAGGAGGTGCTGGCCAACGTCTCGCGCCAGGTGGCCACGCAGCTCGACTCGGTGCTGCCCGAGGTGCTGCGGCGTTTCCCGTACCTGTCGGGCGAGCCGGCCAGGTTCATCGAGCAGCGCCTGGCCAGCGCACGCGAGGCGGCTGCGAATGCGCGCTTCAATCCCGGCGAGCTCGAGGTAGACATCAGCGACGACGAAGAGGCCGCAGCCTGATGGATCTCAGCGAGAGCACCCGTCTCATGCAAGCCGGCGGCGCCGAGATGGCCGAGGAGCTCGAGCGCGCAGTGCGCCGCGGCCTCAGCCCGCTTCGGGTGCCGGCGCCGCTGAGGCTATCGCAGTGGGCCGAGGAGAACTTCTACCTGAGCGCGGAAAGCAGCTACGTCGAAGCACGCTGGGTGTGCTATCCGTACCAGCGCGCGATCATGGACTGCATCGGACACAACGACATCGAGGTGATCAACTGGCAGAAGTCGGCACGCCAGGGCTACACCAAGATCGTGCTGGCGGCGATGGGCTACTTCATCGAGCACAAGCGTCGCAAGGTGGTGATGTACCAGCCGACCGACGATGACCGCGACGAGTTCGTAGACACCGAGATCGACCCGATGCTGCGCGACGTGCGCTGTATGCGTTCCATCTTCCCGGCCGGCAAGTCGCGCACGAACGGCAACACCCGAAGGTTCAAGCGCTTCTTGACGGGCGTGCTGCATCTGCGCGGATCGACGGCCGCAAAGAACTTCCGCCGCCTGACGGCCGACGTGGTGATGTACGACGAACTGGACGCCGCGCCGCGCGACGTGGAGAAGGAAGGCTCTGTCGTGAAGCTCGGCGACAAGCGGCTCGAGGGCGCGACCTGGCCGAAGAGCATCCGCGGCACCACGCCGAAGACCAAGCACCAGAGCAACATCGAAGACTGCCTCGACGGCGCGGAGAAGGTGTACCGCTGGCACGTGCCATGCCCGAGCTGCGACCAGATGCACCCGATCAGCTGGGGAGGCAAGGGCGTCGCGCACGGCATGAAGTGGACACCGGGCGAACCCGAGACTGTGCGCCACCACTGCCCACACTGCGGCGACGGCATGACGCAAAGTCAGTACCTCGAGATCTGGCATCGCGGGCGCATGCAGGCCGACGACGGCAGCCACATCGACGACGAGTGCCGCTTCATCGGTGCCGATGGCCAGGAGCAAGCCGTACCGCGGCGGGTCGACTTCAAGACCTGGACGGCGATCAGCCCGCAAGCGGCCTGGTCGAAGCTGGTGAGCGAGTTCCTGGAAGCCAGCATTCGAGCCGAGCGTGGCGACTTCTCCGAGCTCAAGACCTTCATCAACACGACGCTGGGTGAGACCTGGGAGGAGAAGGGCGATGCCAGCGACGAGAACGAGCTGCAGCAGCGCGCCAAGGCCAGCGGGTACAGGCTTAGCCAAGTGGCGCCCGGGTGTCTCGTGCTGGCCGGCGCAGTCGACGTGCAGGACAACCGCTTCGAGGTCACGGTGTGGGGATTCGGTCGCGGAGAAGAAAGCTGGGTCGTCGACCACCAGGTGCTCGAAGCGAACCCCGCAGATGAGCGCGATTGGCAGAAACTCGACTCGTACCTGTGCAGCCGCTTTCCGCAGATGCGACACGGCGGCGGAACGCTGGGCATCGAGGCAGTGGCGATCGACACCGGTGGCCACTTCACGCACCAGGTCTACAACTTCGTTCGGGCACGCGAGTACCGCCGCTTCTTCGCGGTGCGGGGCTCGAACAAGTACGGCGGCCAGATCAAGGGCTCAGCCAGCCGCGTCGACGTGAACTGGCGCGGCCAAGTCATCAAGGCTGGCGTCAAGCTGTGGGAGGTGGGGACGGACACGGCCAAGGATCTGATCTACGGTCGGCTCCGCGTGGGCCAGCCCGGCCCCGGCTATGTGCATTTTGCGTCTGACCTGCCGCGCGAGTACTTCGAGCAGCTCACCGCAGAAGTGCGCGTCCTGCAGAAGACGTCGACTGGCGAGGTGTATCGATGGGTCAAGCGCCGCGCTCGAAACGAGGCGCTGGACTGCGCGGTCTACGCGCTGTTTCTCGTGCAGGCCCTCGATCTGCATCGCTACACAGAGCGGATGTGGGATCGCCTGCAGGCCGCGGTGGAGCCGGCGCCGGATCTGTTCAGCGGCGAACCAGTGCCGCAGGAGCCAGCCAGCCAGGCGGCAGAGGCAGTGCACACGCGTGCACAACCATCCGAATCAACCAGCCCGCGGACTGCTCCGGGCTTCAGCAGGGCATGGTGACGATCATGGCAACGAACAAGCGCGGCAGCGAGACGGGACACAAACTGTCGGCCAAGTTCGCAGAGCCCGACCTGGTCGATCGCATCTTCGAATACATCCTCGAGCTGCACCCTGAGATCGCCGAACGCAACCTCGACAAGCACAAGCTCGCTGTCAGGGAGGAGTTCGCCGGCGAGAAGGTCTATATCCGTACGCCGCACGAGATCCGCCGCGCGCAGTTGGCCACCGAGGTGCTCACGATGTTCAACGGCCGGAATGCGACCGAAGTGGCCCGCCGCCTGCAGATCAGCCGGGCCACGGTTTATCGGATCATCAAGCAGCCCGGCCATCGGCTGCCGTAAATCTGTCTCATGCTTTCCGAGACTTGAGACAGCCCGCTCGCCACAGTGCGAGCGCATGAGCCAGACCGCAACACCTCCGGCCGAAAGCCGATCGCTTCCGCTGCAACTGCGCGAAGCCACCATCCAGCCCGGCACGTATCGCGCCGAGGACAACACCGTCGAGGTGGTGTGGACCACCGGAGCGCGGCGTCGCGCCTACGACTGGTACAACGACACCGCCTACGAGGAAGAGCTGGTCGTCACGGCCGAAGCCGTGGACATGGCGCGGTTCGACGCCGGCGCAGTCCAGGTGCTCGACAACCACCGCGTGTACGGCGGCATCGGTTCGATCCTCGGCATTGCGGTGCGAGGCTGGATCGCCGACGGCGAAGGGCGTGCGCTGCTCAAGCTGAGCCAGCGTGACGAGCTGGCTGGCATCGTGCGCGACATCCAAGGCGGGATCATCCGCACGATCAGCTTCGGCTATTCCGTGCAGCGCTACGAGATCACGCGCGCACAGGACCGCACCGACGGCGTGAACCTCCCGCTGTATCGGGCTGTGCGCTGGGCTCCGGCCGAGATCAGCTTCGTCACCGTCCCTGCCGATCCCATGGCGGGCACCCGTTCCCAGTCCTCGCAGGGTGCGCCTTGCGAATTCATCCGGGCAGCTGCCCGCCCCACCCAGGAGTCCCATCGAATGGACCAGACCACCCAAGCGGGCGGCGCTTCGGCAACGCCCAACACCTCCGCAGTCGATACCACTGCTGCCGATCAGGCTCGTGCCGCTGCTGCCGAACAGGCTCGCCTCGCGGCCGAGCAGGCCACCCAAGTCGCAGCGCAGCGCGCTGCCGACATCACCGCTCTGTGTGTTCGCCACGGCGTTCAGCACCTGGCCGAAGGCCTCATCCGAGGCGGCAAGGACGTCGTCGCCGCACAGAAAGACGTACTGGACGAGCTGGCCCGGCGTGACGCTGCCGGCGGCGGCCATCTGAACGTCGGCAGCATCCGCACCATGAGCGACGAGGTGCAGACGCGCCTGGACGGCATGGGCGAAGCGCTGATGTCCCGCGTCGACCACAAGGCGAAACTGACGGACAACGGCCGCCAGTACCGCGGCATGTCGCTGCTCGAGCTGGGCCGGGACTACCTCGAGTCGCGCGGCGTGCAGACCCGCGGCATGGACCGCATGCGCCTGGCCACGGAGATCCTCAACTTCCGCGGCGGTGGCCACCACTCCACCAGCGACTTCGCGAACCTGTTCGCCAACGTCGCCAACAAGCGCCTGCGCATGGGCTACGAAGAGAACAATGCCTCGTATCAGATCTGGGCTCGCCGTGCACCGAACGCACCGGACTTCAAGACCCTGACCGTGGTCCAGCTGGGCGCAGCGCCGGATCTGCTGCAGACGAACGAGCACGGCGAGTTCAAGTACGGCAGCATGACCGACGGCAAGGAAACCTACTCGATGGTGACCTACGGCCGGATCGTCGCGCTGACCCGCCAGGCCATCATCAACGACGACTTGCGCGGTTTCGATCGCCTGGTCAGCGCGTTCGGTGACAGCGCCCGCCGACTGGAGAACCGTACCGTTTACTCGATCCTGACGGCCAACGCCAACCTGTCGGACGGCGGCGCGCTGTTCAACGCGACGGCGGTCAGCACCGCCGGCGGCCATGCCAACCTGATCAGCGGCGCCCCGTCGGCTCTGCAAGTCTCCGCGCTCGTCACGGCTCGCGCCAACATGCGCAAGCAGGTGGGCCTGCAGAACGAAGAGCTGAACATCCTGCCGGCCTACCTGATCGTGCCGGCAGCCCTGGAGCAGACGGCGTATCAGCTGACTAGCAACCAGTACGTGCCGGCCACGCAGGGCAACGTCAGCGAGTTCCGCGCCGGTGGCCGCACCGCGCTCGAGCCGGTGGTCGAGGCCCTGCTGGACGCGAACAGTGCCACGGCCTGGTACCTGTCGGCACGCACCGGCCAGGTCGACACCGTCGAGTACTGCTATCTCGACGGCGCCGAAGGCCCCGTCATCGAGAGCGACGTCGGCTTCGAAGTGGATGGCATCTCCTACAAGTGCCGTCTCGACTTCGCTGCCAAGGCGATCGACTACCGCGGCATGCTGAAGAGCGCCGGCGCCTGATGAAGACCGGAGGCGCGCACTGCGCGCCTCCGCCTGTGACCTCAACGAGGACCTGAACCATGAAGAACTTCTACCAGGACGGCGAAGTCCTGCCGCTCACCCCGAACGCGGCCGTTGCCAGCGGCGTGGGCTTCCTGTTCGGCACCAGCCTGTTCGGCGTGGCTGCAGCGGACGTGTCGGCGAACACCGAGGGCCAGTTCCTCGTGGAAGGCGTCGTCACGATCGCCAAGACCAGCGCGCTGGCCATCTCCACGGGCGATCGCCTGTACTGGGACTCGGTCAACAAGGTGGTCAACAAGACCGCCACCGCGCAGCAATGCGTGGGCATCGCGGTGTCGGACGCGACCAATCCGTCGCCGACCGTGCGCATGAAGCTCGGCTCGTACGTGGCCGTCGCTGCCTGATCGACCGGCACTGATCCATGTCGGCAGAGTTCGAGTCCCCCGTCAGCTCGCTGGGCGAGTCCGTGTTCCGCAATCTGCGGAACGCGGTCGTGCGCTTCAACGGTGGCGAGGGAGTCGACGCGATCTTCCGCAACCTGACCCAGCCGTCGCTTCTCGGCCAGGCCGGCGCCTGGGTTCGAACACCCGAGCTGATCTGCCTGTCGGCGGACGTAGCCGACGTCGAGGAGGGCCAGGCTGCCGAGGTTGTCAGTGTTGCGGCGAGCGCCCCGTTCTACACGGTGCGTGAGCGGCGCCCGGCTCAGCAGCACGCTGGCTGGGTCTCTTTCGCGCTCGAGCTCGCCGCATGAACGCGCAAGAGGCCGTCATGCAAGCCGTCGTCGCCCGCCTGAGCTCCGCTCCGGCGCTGGTCGACGGCGGCGTGCATCGTGCTCGCCGCCGGCCGTTGCCCGACAGCATGAGCGGCATGATCAACGTGTACCTCGGCGGCAGCCTGCCGACGCGCGGCTCCATCGTCGGCGCGCCGATCGACTGGATCACCGCTGTGCGCCTGGAGACCATTGCCCGCGGCGATGCTTCCACCACCGGCGACCAGGCGGCGCTCGCGCTGCACCAGAAGGCCTGGGAACGCCTGTTCGGCGCCCCGAGCCTCGGCGGCCTGGCGATGGACATGGAGCCTGGCGCCATCGTTTCCGATGAAGACGAGGCCGACACGCAGATCGGCGTCGTCACCGGCACCGTGCAGGTCATGCACCGCACCGCCGCCTACAGCCTGGAACCCCAGCCATGAACGACAAGATCGCAGAGCCGCAGAGCGGCGGCAGCTACATCCGCAACGCGGACGGCTCTCTGACCCTGGTGGAGAGCACCGCAGAAACGCCGCAGCGCGACAAGCGCGACGACGCGAAGACCGACAGCCAGGCTGTCGCCCCGGCCAAGCCGGCGAAGCCCGCCCAGGAGTAAACGATGCCCAACCGTCTGGTACGCAATACCGCGATCCTCGCCAAGGTCGAAGTCACCTATGGCGTGGATCCGGTGCCCACCGGTGGCGCGAACGCCATCCTGATCAGCAACCAGCAGGTGAACCCGCTGGTGGCGAACAACGTCGACCGCGCCGTCGTCCGTCCGTACCTGGGCGGCAGCGAGCAGCTGGTCGGCACTCGGTACAAGGAAGTCAGCTTCGACGTGGAGCTGGTCGGCAGCGGCACCGCCGGCACGGCGCCCGCCTGGGGCCCGCTGGCCCGCGCCTGCGGCCTGGCCGAGACGGTCACGGCCAGCACGCGCGTCGACTACCTGCCGGTGAGCACCGGCTTCGAGTCGATCACGATCTACTACTACGATGACGGCGTGCAGCACGTGCTGCTCGGCGCGCGCGGCACCGTGCAACCAAACCTGCGCATCGGCGAGATCCCGAAGCTGAGTTTCCGCTTCGTCGGCATCGACGGCGGCGACACGGCGGTGGCGAATCCCACCGTCACGCTCACGAACTTCAAGACGCCGCTGGTGGTGGTCGATGCGAACAGCGGCGACGTCACCTTCGGCGCCACGCACAGCCCGTCCGGTGCGCCGGCGCTGGTCTCAGGCACGATCTACCCGAGCCAGGGCCTCGAGCTGGACCTGGGCAACGCGGTGAACTTCACCCCGCTGCTCGGCGGCGAGACGGTCGACATCACCGATCGCCAGGCCACCGGCCGGCTGTCGCTGGACCTGACCGCCGCGCAGGAGGTCACCTTCATGGGCAACGTCAAGAGCGCGACGGTGCAGAGCCTGGGCATCACCCATGGCACCGTGGCCGGCTTCAAGTCGCTGCTATTCATGCCGTCCGTGCAGCTGATCAATCCGGGCAAGGCCGAGCTCAATGGCAAGCGCCTGATCAGCTACGACCTGCGCGTCAACCCCAGCGCCGGCAATGACGAGCTGCGCCTGGTCCTGTACTGAGGCCGTGGCGCCGTGTACAGCATCGAGGTGCTCGGGCTGGATGCGCTGCGCCAGCGCGTGCGCAACCTGCCCAAGCAGTTCCGCTACGCCGGCGCCCGCGCGCTGAACGACGTCGCCTTCCTCGCGCGCGGCGCGGTGGTGGGCGAGATGCAGAAGGTCTTCGACCGGCCGACGCCGTTCATCTTGCGCAGCACGCGGGTGATCAAGGCCACGCCCGACAAGCTCAGCGTCAGCATCTTTCCCGACTCGCCCGGCGGCAAGTCTGTGGATCCGGTCAACGTGCTGCGCGCCGAGGTGTTCGGCGGCCAGCGCAAGCTCAAGCGCTTCGAGCGGGCATTCCAGCGCATCGGCGCGCTGCTGCCCGGCATGGTGATGGTGCCGGCTGCCGGCGCTCCGCGCGACGGCTACGGCAACGTGCCTGGCTCGTTCATCGTGCGCCTGATCAGCTACTTCCAGGCCTTCGGCGAGCAGGGCTACCGGGCCAACATGAAGCAGCGCGGCATCAACCGCCTGGCCAAGTTCGGCAAGACCGACAGCGGCTTCAAGCGCATCAACGGCGTGCAGTACTTCATCAGCCGCGGCCGTGGCGAGTACAGCGGCGCCGGCAGCTGGCGCAACGGGCAGCAGCAGCACCTGGCCGCCGGCATCTGGCAGCGCACCGGCACGCACGGCTCCGACATCAAGCCGGTCTTCCTCTTCGTTCGTGAACCGCGCTATGGGCAACGCCTGCAGATGGGCGATGTGATCGCCCAGACCGCACAACGCGAACTGCCCAAGCGCTTCGAGCAGCAACTCGTGCGCGCCCTCTCAACCGCGCGCTGAAAGCACCCATGTTCAACCTCGATCTCTCCCCGACCTTCTGGTGGACCGTCAAGTTCACGGTACCGCGCGAGGACGGCGTCGCACACGACTCGCACACCTTCGACGGCCAGTTCCGCCGCATGGAGTCGCTGGCCATCGAGGAGCTGATGAACCGCGTGGGTGCGCAGCGCCTGGGCGACGACGTCATCGCACGCGAGCTGCTGGTCGGCTGGCGCGGCGTGGTGGACAAGTCAAACGCGTCGATCGCCTTCGGGCCCGGCAACCTCGATCGGGTGCTGGCGATCCCGGGCGTCGGGGCGGCGGTGGTGGCAGCCTTCTTCGAGGCCGTCGCCAAGGGCCCTGGAAAAAACTGATCGAGGTTGCCGAGACATGGGCACGCGGCGGCCTTCCCATCGACGAAACGCCCATCAAGGCGTTGCAGGCCCTCGGCCTGCCGCCCGCGCTCGTGCAGCAGGCGCAGGTGGCCATTGCCGAGCGCAACGCCACCGCCAGGCAGCTGGTCTGGCCGGAGAACTGGCACGCGGTGTGTGCCTTCCTCGACATGAGCAGCCAGTGGCGGATGCTGCCCATGCTCAACGGCGTGCTCTGGCAAGGGCTGGACTACTCGGCGCTGCCCGTCGTTCTGGCTGCGCTGAAGCCCGTGATCCCGGATCACTGCCGGCGGCCGTTGCACAAGCTCATGCCGCAGCTGCGCGAGCTCGAATCCAACGGCGCCCGGGTGAAGAACGTCAAGTGAAGGCCGGCGCATGCTGAACCTCGACGACCTCACCTACAAGATCCGCCTCGACGACAGCGAAGTCGAGCGGGTTGCCGCGCGCACCACGCAGCAGATGCAGCGCCTGGGCACCGCCGTGGCGCCGGCGCGGCAGGAATTCGCGCAGCTCAGCACGAACACCAAGCTGACGCGCCAGGAGATGCTGGCGCTCAACTACACGCTGAGCGACGTGGCGGCCTCGCTAGCCAGCGGCGCGAACCCGTTCACCATCCTGCTGCAGCAGGGCGGCCAGGTCAAAGACACCTTCGGCGGCATCGGCCCGCTGTTCAGCAAGCTGGGGGCATTCATCACCGTCGGCCGTGTGGCCGTCGGCGGCCTGGCTGCCGGGCTGGGCGTGCTCGGCTACGCCTTCGTGAAAGGCTTCGAGGAGAGCGACCGCTTCGAGAAGTCGGTGGCTCGCACGGGCAACGCTGCTGGGCTGACTGCCGGCCAGTTCAACCAGCTCGCCGCCGACGTGGCGCGCAACTCCGGCGCCACCTCCGGCAGCGCGCGGGAGATCCTGCAGCTGCTCGTCGAGACGGGCACCGTGGGCCCGCAGGCGATCGGCGAGGTGGCCACGGCCGCGGCGGCGCTGGCGAAGGCCACCGGGCGCGCCGAGGCCGACGTGGTGAAGGACTTCGCCGGCATGTCGGCCGGCGTGGCCAAGTGGGCCATGGAGCACAACCGCTCCATGAACTTCATCACCGCAGAGCAATACAAGTACATCCGCTCGCTCGAGGCCGCCGGCAAGGTCACCGAGGCGCAGATCTACACCTCGAAGCTGATCGAGCAGGCCAGCGCCCGTGTCACGCAGAACCTGGGCTTCCTGGAGACCGCCTGGAACGGCGTGAAGGGCGCTGCATCGGCCGCCTGGGACGGCATGCTCGGCCTCGGCCGTGCCGAGACTCTCGACCAGCAACTGGCCAAGGCCCAGAAGGCGCTGGCCGACTACCAGCAGCGGGGCATGCAGAACCCGTTCAAGCTGCGCGACCTGAAGGGCGACGTCAAGACGCTGCAGGAAGCGGTGGCCATCGAGCGCGAGCAGGCGGCCAAGCAGGGCGCCGATGCCGAGAAGAACCGCAAGGAGATCGAGCAGCAGCAGCGCGCAGCCGTCGAGGCCTCGCTGCAGGTGGAGCGATCGCAGTTTGCACGCAGCCAGGCATACGCCGAGCTTGCACGCGAGAAGGAGCGCATCGCCGTCGAGCGTGCCTTCGACCAGCAGGAAATGAGCTACAGCGCCTACGTGGCCGCGCGCGTGCGCATCGATCGCGCTGCGCTGAGCGCGAAAGAGGCGGCCATCAACGAGGAGATCTCGCTCGAGCAGCGCCGGGTGGTGGAGAAGCCCGAAGACAAGCTCACCCAGGCCGCGCGCATCACCGACCTGGAGACCAAGCGCGTGGCCATCCTGCGCGAGCGGGCCCAGCTCGAGGAGCGCATCCGCCGCGGCGAGGCCGTCAGCGCCGTGCCGGCATCTCAGGCCGAGACGGCGCAGCAGCAGTTCGTGCGCTTCGAGCGCCAGCAGCAGGCCGAGCTTGAGAAGTCGGAGCAGGCGCGGCGCACCTCGGCCATGCAGCGAGCGTCCGAGCTCGTGGCCGGAAACCGGGAGCTGGGCATCCAGCTGATCAAGGACGACCGCGACCGCGCGGTCGCGCAGCTCAACCTCGAGGAGGAGACGCTGCGCAAGCAGCTGGACCTGGCCTCCATGAGCGCCGAAGACCGCAAGCGCGTCGAGGAGGACCTGGCCACCTGGCGAGAGCAACGCGAGGCGCTGCTTACCGAGCAGCTCAAGCCGGAGTACCAGAAGCGCCTGGAGCTCTTCGCCGACTTCAATCGCCACATGAAGGAAGCGTCCGACGACTTCCGCGCCGGCTTCATCGAGAGCGGCCGCGATCAGTTTCGCGAGTGGGTCGAAACGGGAAAGCTCAGCGCGAACACGATCACCAGCTACATCCGCCGCAAGTTCGCCGACCTGGTCTATGACCAGTTCCTGGCGGACATCTTCGATCAGCTCGGCAAGAGCATCTTCAGCTTCTTCACGGGCTTCGGCGGCGGCGGCGGCCTGTCGGTCGACTCGTCGGGCATCGGCATCACCTCGGCCGGTGCGAGCCTCGCCAGCTTCGGGCTCAGCGGCGGCCGGGCGGCCGGTGGCAACGTGCGCCGCGGCTCCATCCAGCCGGTCAATGAGTTCGGCACCGAGATGCTCACGGTCAAGGGCCGCGACTTTCTGATGATGGGCTCGAACTTCGGCCGAGTGACCCCGGCCGGCGCGACTGCTGCAGCCCTGGGCGGCGGCGGCAAGACCCAGGTCATCGATGCGTCCACGCACATCGGCAGCGTGGGCGCCGGCGTCAACCCTGGCGACATGCGCGCCTACGTGCGCAACGAGAACGCGAAGCTCGAGATGCGGATCCGTCGCCTCATTGCCAACGACAGGGCCTGACCATGGCAATCCTCAGCTGGCCCAGCGCCGTCAAACCCAGCAACTTCCAGGCGCGCGTGCGCCCGAACCAGCGCGTCTTCACCGGCCCGTACTCGACCGCCACGCAGGTGCTCGATCTGATCGGCGAGGTGTGGGTCTTCGCGATGGATCTCCCCGACCACGTCGACCAAGTTGAGGGTGCGCTGCTCGAAGCGCTGTTCGATCGCATGAGCGGCGCGGCGAACCTGATCGCGCTGCCCATGTTCCACCGCCCGCTGCCGCAGGGCACGCTGCGCGACACGGCGGATCCGGTGACGGTGGTCAACGGCAGCCTGGCGGCCGTCAGCGTCGTCAATGGCAGCCTGACGGCGGTGACGGTGGTGTCGGGGCAGCCCACGCTCGAGAGCACGATCGCGCAGCTAGCGAACACCTGCACCATCATCACGCGCCCCGGCAAGACGCTGCTCGCCGGCGACCACCTCGGCCTGATCACCGGCCAGGTCGTGCGTGTGACGGTCGGTGGTACCGCCGACGGTAGCGGGCGCCTGCCGATCGAGTTCCGGCCGCGTGCACGCACTGAGATCCCCGGCGCCACCGTGCTGCTCTGCGACAGCCCGAAAGTCAACTATCGGCTGAACAGCGACGGCGTGCCGGTCGTGTTCCGCCGAGGCGTGTACGAGGGACCAAGCCTCGAAGGCGTCGAGCAGCCCTGAACTTACTGAAAGAACACCATGGCACGAATCGTCACCGGCGCGCTCACCACGTTCAATCTGTCCACGCATCTCGATCCGCAGACGCTGGATCTGTACGGGCTTCGCGAGCTGATCTCGACCCCCGCGTATGGCGCCTTCCCCGCATACACGGCAAGCAATGTCAAAGGCGTGATCGACTCCAGCTTCAATTTCACATGGAACGGCGGCAATTTCCAGGTCAGCGGCACGGCTTCGCTTCTCTCAGTGGGATCCGGTGCATTGGGATATGGCACAGGAGCGGGGGGAACCATCACGCAGGCTACAAACAAGGCAACGTCGGTCACGCTCAACAAGATTTCAGGCGAAATCACCATGAATGCAGCCTCTTTGGCAGCAGGTGCATCTCAAGGTTTCACGCTTGTCAATTCATTGATTCAGGCGAATGACCACGTCTTTGTGTCTCTAAAGAACGGGTCCGGGACTGGCGGTGCCTATCTGATTCAGGCGCAAGCAGATGCTGGCGCAGCTGCGATCTATGTGCGGAATCTGACCGCTGGAGCTCTTGCCGAAGCCATTGTGATCAAGTTCGTTGTCATCAGAGGTGCAAACGCCTGATGCGCACATCGACGCCGGCTGAACAAGGTGCATCGGCGGCCTACCTGCTGCCGATGGTGCTCGTCTGCGAGATGGATCTCGCAGTGCCGCTACTCCTCAGCAGCGCGGTGCACGATCTCACGCTCAACGGTAGCCAGTACATGGGCACGCGCGGCTTCGGCAAGGTGGAGGCGATCCGCGACAGCGCCGGCGAGTACTCGCGCCTGAAGTTCAGCATCGGCGGCGTGCCGGCCACGCACATTGCGCTGGCCGACAGCACCGACACGGCCGGCAAGGAAGTGCGCATCGGCGTCGCACGCTTCGACCCTTCGACCTTCCAGCTCATCAGCATCCGGTACCGGTTCGTGGGCAAGCTGGATCCGATCGTCATCACCGACGTGCCGGCCAGCGACGGCGCCGCTGGAACCACCACCCTCGAAGTGACCGCCGAGTCGATCGCCGCCAGCCTGATGCGGCCGATCACGAGCCTCTACAGCGATGCCGAGCAACAGCGCCTGTACCCGGGCGATATCTTTCTTCAGTTTGTGAGCGACCAGGCCGAGATGCGCGTCGTCTGGCCAGCCGCTTCATGGGGCCGTCAATGACCAGTCACGATCCGACCGGGGCGATCCCGGAGTCATGGCACCTGCAGCTTGATGCGTTCATGGCACTGCGCGGCCGCACACCGTTCAACTGGGGCGAGCACGACTGCTGCCTGTTTGCAGCCGATGCCGTGCAGGCCATGACCGGCATCGACCATGCCACCGATTGGCGAGGCAAGTACCACACCGAAGAGCAGGCCGCTGTCGTGCTCGAGCAGCTGGGCGGCCTGGAGAAGTGCGGCGCGATGGCCGGGCCGGAGATTCCCCCGCTGACGGTCCGGGCAGGCGATGTGGGCCTGGTCAGCGATGGCCAGCGCGAGCTGCTCGGCGTGTGTGTCGGAGCGAACTGGATGGTGCCGGCCAAGTACGGCCTGGCAGCGCTGCCACTGACGGCCGCTCGCAAGGCCTGGAGGGTGCCACGTGGCTGAGGCCGTCGCTGCTGCCGTTGCTTGGGCCACCGAGGGCGAGGTGGTTCTCACGGCCTTCGAGGCCTTTGCCGCTGCCGCGACCCTCGAGCTGGTGGCTGCCAGCGCGTACAACAACTACGCCAAACGGCGCGCGCGCGAAAAGATGCGCCAGGCGCACAACGACAGCCTGCGCGATCGCTACGTGATGGGTCGCGCGGCCAACGGCCCGCGCCGCATCGTTCTCGGCCGCCAGCGTGTGAGCGGTGACCTGATCTTCCTGAAGAGCTACGGCACAAACCTCGGCAAGATCACCGGCGTGCTGCCGCTCTCGGCCGAAGAAATCGATGGCGTCGAGGCGATCTACTTCGAGAACGAGCAGATCATTCTGGACGGCGGCGGCAACGTCACCGGCATCAACCGGCGCGAGTACTTCAGCATCGCGGCCGCCGGCGGCACTTTCACGCTGCAGAGCACGCCGAAGAGCGGCACCGTCAGCGCGGTGGCCAAGTACGGCACGACCACCGTGGCGCTGGGCGTCAGCATTGCAGGGAAGGATGTGACCGTCAGCGGCGCCAGCAGCACGCTCAACGGCCAGGTGACTGTCAGCTATCAGCCCGACACCACGGCGTACCTGCCCACTGCCGCGATCAATGGATCGGTGTCGATCATCACGAACGGCAGCGGCACCGGCAGCGTCACACTACCGAACGCACCGATCGCCGGCTCGGTGATGGCGGTGAAGCTCGGCAATGCGACCATCGACACGGTCGACGAAAACGCGACGAGCCTGATCTCCGTGGCTGGCAGCGTCGTCACGCTCACGGGCGGCGCAGCCAGCACCAGCTACGTGGTGAGCTACCAGTACACCGAGGCCTCACGGGCGCGCGTGCGTGTTTTCACGGGGGCGCCCGGCCAGGTGGCTGACCCGGCGCTGATCGCCGCACTGCCCGGTGTCTGGACCTCGGCTCACGTTGGCAACTCGATCGCCTACATTGCCTTCGAATTCGACTATGACCCGGACGCGTTTTCTGGCGGCCTGGTCAACATCAGCGCTTTGGTGCGCGGCTCGAAGGTGTACGACCCGCGCACGGGAGTCACAGCCTGGAGCGAGTGCCCGCCGCTGCTGATCCGCCATGTGGCAATGCACTGGATGGGTGGCCGGCTGCCGGCGGCTCGCGTCAACGACGCCAGCATCATCACTGCGGCCAACATCTGCGACAGCGCGACGAACTACGTAGTGAACGGCCGCACCTACACCCGCCCGCGCTACACCGCAGGCCTGGTGCTGACCAGCGGCACGCGTGCCGACGATGTGATCCAGGATCTGTGCGAAGCCATGGGTGGGGATCGCGCCTTCACCGATGGCCAGCTGCGCGTGAAAGCAGGCGCCTGGGCCACGCCGATCCAGACGCTTGACGAGTCGTGGCTGATCGCCCAGGGCGGCGCCATCCAATCGCAGCGCCGGCGCCCGGCTGAGGAGATCGTCAACATTTACAGCGGTTCCTTCGCCGACGAGGAGACCGACTACCAGGTGCTGCCGTACCCGACCGTGCGCTCCGAGACCTACATCACCGAAGACAGCGAGCAGCTGCCCGAGAGCCTGGACTTCAATGGCATCACCTTCAGCGCGCAGGCGCAGCAGGTGGCGGCTCAGAAGATGCGCCGCAAGCGGTTCGGCCGGCGCATCAGCGTGACGTGCAACCAGAAGGCCTTCGACGTGGAGTGGGGCGACAACCTGTACGTCAACTTGCCCACCCGTTACGGCTTCGTGAACCTTCCGTGCGAGGTGCTCGACGTCAGTTTCACATTCGACGGCGGCATCGCGCTGACGCTCGAGGAGATCGGCCCGGCGATCTGGGCGGTGAGCAGCTCGTACGCCGAGGTGGTGCTGCCGCCCAACGTGTTCAGCCCGAGTCCGCTCGAGGTGGCCACGGTGGCCGGCCTGAGCGTGAGCAGCGCCGATTCCGTGCAGGTCCGCAATGCCGACGGCACCGTGGTGCAGCGCATGCGCGTGAGCTGGACGGCGCCCAACGACGGCGCCGTGCTGGCTCCGGATGGCGGCACCGAAATCCGCTATGGCCTGGTAAGCTGGGCGGAGTCGCAGTGGATCAGCCGCAAGGCCGAAGGCGGCGCCACGCAGATCGACCTGGTCGGCGTACAGCAGGCGCAGGTGTACCTGGTCAAGGCTCGGCATTTCAATGCGCTGGTGAACGGGAAGTGGTCGCTGCCGGTACTGCACGTTGTCGGCGCGCGTCCGGTGCTGCCCGCCAAGATCTATGCGGAGATGGTCAGCGCCAAGACATTCCCGCAGAGCAGTAACGTAGCCACCGGCAAGCTGATCGACCGCGTGGTGATCACCCCGACGATCAATAGCACCGTCATCGCTCGGATCAAGTTCGACGGCATCACCTCGGTGGCCTGGGATGCGGGCGGCGCGTACTTTCTCATCGGATGCTATGTGGCGGCCGATCTGGACATCACCAGCGATCCGCCCAACGAATACCCCAACGCGGGCGCCGGAGTGACGGGTGGGCTGACCGCCTGTGATTCAGCGCGGCAGAGCTACACGATCGAGGCGCGATTCAACCTCACGGCGGGCATCACCTACAAGATCGGCCTGGTGGGTTTCGGGCGGACCACTCCGGTGGTGGTCACGGCCACGGCCTACGCCATTGCTATCAACGTCACCGAGTTCGCGCGCGGTACCTAGAGACATCGCCGCTCGCATGACGGCCAGCGACCTGGATATGCGCGCCACGGCGATCTATCGCTAGGGAAACTGTCTCATGCTTTCCGAGACTTGAGACAGCCCCCCCGGTAGCTTGCCGGGATGGCCCTGACCCAGACCGATCTCGACGCGCTTGACCGCGCCATTGCCACTGGCGAGCTCGAGGTCGAGTTCGACGGCATGCGGCGCCGGTACCGCTCGGTGAGCGAGCTTCTCGCCGCACGCGCGCATGTGGCCTCCGTCATCAACGGGGCAGGCAATGCCGCAGCTGCATCCCGCCCGGCGGTGTTCTACCGGCCGACTTTCACGACGGCACGGGGCGACTGATCATGGCGGATCGCACGGCCAGCCCTACCGCGCTCGACCGGATCATCGGCTGGGTGGACCCTGGTCGAGGAGTTAAGCGCCTGGCCGCTCGTCAGATGCTGGCTCGGGCCTATGAGGCCGCTAGCCCGCGGGATCTCTGGAAGCCTCGCCGCAGCGGTGCAAGTGCCAATGCAGACCATGCCGCGGATGCATCAGTGCTGCGTGCCAAGGCCCGCAGCCTGGTGCAGAACGTGCCGTATGCACGTGCGGCGCTGGACTCGCTAGTGGCGAACGTGATCGGTACCGGAATCACGCCGGTGTGGGAGGGTCCGCAGAAGGATGAGGCCGTCAACCTCTGGGCCGAGTGGGTCAAGGTGGCCGATGCAGACGGCAAGCTGGACTTCTATGGCATCCAGGCTCTGGCCTACCGCACGATGGAGCAAGACGGCGAGTGCCTGCTGCGCTATCGCTGGCGTCGTGCTGAAGACGGCCTGCCAGTGCCGCTGCAGCTCCAGCTGCTCGAGATCGATTGGCTCGATACCGGCCGGCAGCAGGGCGCTGCTGGTGGCAACACCATCGTCAATGGCGTCGAGTACGACATGCTCGGCCGCAAGGTCGCGTTCTGGCTGTGGGACCAGCACCCCGGAGACACGACGCTGCGACGTGGCACGCGCATGCAAAGCAGCCGCGTGCCCGCCAACCTGATCCAGCACATCTACCGTGCCGAGAGGCCTGGACAAGGACGAGGCTTCACGCGCTTCGCGCCAGTGATCTCCAGCATTCGCGATCTGCGCCTGCTCGAGGATGCGGAACTGCAGCGCAAGAATCTCGAGGCGCGGCTCGGCGTCATCGTCAGCGGCGATGCTTCGCTCTTTACCGGCCCTCCTCAGCAGCTGACCGCCGAGGAGGCCAAGAAGACCGGCGAGCTGGGCCAACTGCCCAGCGGCGCAATGGTGAATGTGCCCCCGGGTTCGAACATCACCACTGTTGCACCGAATCCGAGCCAGGGCTTTCCGGAGTACGTGAAGCTCCAGCTGCACTTGATCCTGGCCGGCTTCGGCGTCCCGTACGAAGAAGGTACTGGCGACATGTCCGAAGTGAGCTTCAGTTCGGCTCGGATCAAGCAGCAGCAGTTTCGTCGCCAATGCGAGCAGACCCAGTACCTCGAGCTCGTGCCAGGCCTCTGCAATCCGGTCACCGAGAAGTTTCGCGAAGCGGCCGCGATGGTCAGCAAGCTGAAGAGCTCCACCAAGGTGTCCGATTGGTCGACGCCGAAGTGGGACTACGTCAATCCGCAGCAGGACGTCGAGGCGTCGATCCGAGAGATCGGGTCAGGCCAACAGAGCATCAGCGAGCACATCCGCCGCAAGGGCTATCGCCCCGAGAAAGTGTTCGAAGAGCTCGGCCGAGACATCGCCAAGCTCAAGGAGATCGGCGCTTTCGATTCGCTGATGTTCCTGCTGCGCGGCAACGCACCACAGCCAGAACCCACTGCCGGCGACGGCAACACCTCAACCCCTGCCAAGTAGGAGATCTCCGAATGAAACTCTTCAAGCCCTTCCAACGATTCGCGCTCATCGTCACTCTGGCGCTGGCCTCCGTCTTCGGCAGCCTGAACGCCTACGCCGGCAGCCTGACCGACACGCTCGAGACGGCGCTGATCGGCCATCTGTTCCGTGGGTCCGCCTACACGGCACCGTCGACCTGGTACGTGGGCCTGTTGACCGGCGCCTGCAGCGATTCTGCTGCCGGCACCGAAGTCAGCGGCGGCTCGTATGCACGCGTCGGCGTGGCATCTGGCACGGGCACCTGGGCGGCCGTCAGTGCGGGCAACGGCACCACCAGCAATGTCAGCGCGATCAACTTCGCCACGCCGTCGGCGAGCTGGGGCACTGTGACGCACTTCGGCCTGTATGACGCGTCCACCGCCGGCAACCTGCTGATCTGCCAGGCGCTCACGGCCAGCAAGACGATCAACAGCGGCGACACGGTGAGCTTCGCCGCTGGCGCGCTGACCATCCAGATCGACAACTGATCAGGCGCCGCATCGCGCTTCGCGGCGCGCTGCGGTTATAGGACATGGCCAAGAGCATCCCCAACGCCCCCGCCACGGGCTCAAAGCGCCCTTCAGGCATCTTCGCGTCCGACATCGACGGGCTCGTGGATGCGTTGGCGGGCGATGGAGTGCTGGCGGGTATGGGCGTCTCGCCGCAAGGCAGCCCGGACATGACGGTAGCCGTGGCGGCAGGGCAGGCTCGCATCGGCGGGTACTTTCCGTACGTCTCGGATCAGAACATCACGATCGCCGCGGCCGATAGCACGAATCCACGCTTTGACCTGGTCGTCTGTGACTACAACGGCACCGTGTCTCGTGTCGGCGGCACGGCGGCAGCGCTGCCCGTGGTGCCGGATCTGCCCGCCAATTCGATCTCGCTGGCTAAGGTCTACGTGCCAGCGGCAGCCACCTCGATCACCAACGCTGGCGCGCAGCAAATGGTCTTCGATGATCGCTGTGTCGTTCCCGACTATTTCGACCTGGCCGACGAGTTCCTTCCGGCCGCGCTCGTCACCACGGGCAACATCGGCGCGCTCGCCTGGGGCACCACCGGGGCATCTCCTGGAACCATGGCATTCCAGACCGGGACCTCGAAGCACCCGGGAATTGTGCAGCTCGTGTCTGGTGCGACCAGCGGCAACAATCAACGCATTCACCTCGGCGCCTCGGCGACGGCCGTGGCCCCGTTCCTTCCGGCCGACATCGCACGCATGCGTGCCATCGTCGCGGTGCCCACCGTCACGACCGGGGCGTGGAAATTCGGCATCGGCGTCGATGTCAGCGACGCAGCAGCCGGCAGCCTGGGCACGGCCGGGGCCTTCGTCGAGCTCGTGCCCGCGACGAGCACCAGTTGGCGCTACACGACGCGCCAGGCGTCGACCAGCACGACCAACACCGACACGGGCGGTGCCGTGGTCGCTGGCAACTGGTACCAGTTCGACATCGTGCGCCTTCAGAACGGCAACTGGCAGTTCGCACGCAATGGCGCGCTGCAATTCACCCACTCAGCCAATCGGCCGACCACGGCCTGCACGATCGGCTTCCTGTCGCATACCCTGACCGCCGCCGCGCGCCAGCTGAACATCGATTTCTTCGGCTTGAACCTCGCGCCGCTGGGCAATCGCTGGACCTGACCGGGGCGCACCGTGACGCGGCAGCGCATCTCCACCGCTCCGAGCGCCGCGACGCGTGCCAACTCGGCGGCCTACAGCCCCGTCGGCTCGCAGCCTTCGCTCGGCGCGCACAACTCACGCGCAGACATCAATGGCGCAGGCGGAAATCCAGACCCTGCGACAGTGACGCTCGCTGGAACGCTCTCGGGCAGCACACGAGTCGTGTTCGTCGGCGGCAGTTTCGGCGAGACATCACCGCCCACCGATTCGCTGGGCAGCACGGTAACGCAACTCGGGACCGACTTGGGCTACGCCGGAGGGCTCTGGCCTGACTTCGGCGTGATGACCTACGTCATCAACAACGCTGCCGGATCTGGGTCTTACACCGTCTCGGTGGACAAGAGCAATGCCTTCCCCTTGGGGGAGATCTCCGTTGCTGTGCTTGAGGCCGCGACTTCCGGTACGCGAACCATCGTGCAGGCGCAAGGCAACATCGCAGCCCAAGGTGCGGGTGTTGGGTACTCAAGCCCCAGCATTACGACGACAGGCCCCGCGATCATCTTCGCCTACTGGTCAGGGGATGCAGATTCTCCGGTGAACCCGAAGGATGTCTCCGCGTCTGCCGGGTGGACGATCATCGAGTCTGCGTTCATCAGCTCGACCTCATACGTTCAGTTCGCTGTTGCGTATCGCGTCGTCTCGGATGCGGGAACCTACAGCCTGACTTGGACGCCTGTCGCCAATCAGGGCGCTGTGATGAGCATGGTGGCGGTGCAGTAAATGGCTATCGCTGCTGCACTCATTGGCGCGCGGGGAACCACCTCGACTGCAACCGTTACCACGACGGGCGGGACAAGCACGGGCGGATCTGGATCGATCTTCCAGATTCATGTCTCGTTTGACCCCGGCGTGACGATCAGCAGTGTCACCGACTCCAAAGGCAATACATATTCACTCGTAGGCTCGGTAGTCACCGGGCGGAGCAAGCTCGCACGTTATCGCTGTGTTGGTGGAACGGGCGGCGCGAGCCATACCGCGACGGTCAACTTCAGCGGGAACTCGTTTGCCGTCGCGCATCTGATCGAAGTCACGGGTGCGGCGACAAGCAGTGCAGCCGACATCAGCACCAGCGCAGTCGATACGACTTCGCCCTATACGGTTTCCAGCGGGACACTGGTGCAGGCTGCAGAAGTCGTCATTGCGGCCATCGAGAGCAATACCGGCGTCAACGGCGCGTATTCAGAAAGCACCGGGTTTACGATTCTCAGCCAAGAATCGGACATGGAAAGCTTCTGGACCAGCGCGGTTGCGTTCAAGGTTGTTGCATCGACCACTAGCGTCACGCCGAGTTTCACGCGCAGCGGGGATGATGATGCATTTGATGCAGCCCTAGTTCTCGACTCGTTCAAGGAGGCGGGGGCTGGCGTGCAGGATCTCGCCGGTACAGCAGCAGCCGTGGCAACCGCCACGGGGAGACTTGCCGACCAGCATGCGCTCGCAGGCACGGCGACGGCCACCGCCACCGCTGCGGGCGAGCTCACGCCCGATCAGGGCGACCTGCTGGTCGTCGGCGATCTCGGCGCCTATTCCTACCTCGCGGGGCCCAATGTCGTCGGCGGCGGCCTGGCCGCAGGCTCTGCGGTGGCCTTGGCCGGCAATGCCGCGGCCGTGGTCACCGCCGCCGCGGCCCTGCAATTGCTCGTCGGTCTGGCAGCTGCGGCCCAAAGCCAGGCCACCGCTGCGGCCTCGCTGTCTCATGGCGTGCCGCTCGCTGCGGTGGCGCAGGCCGTGGCCACCGCCACGGCAGCGCTGAGCAAGTCGGTCGGCCTGGCTGTGGCTGCCGCTGCCGTGGCCAGCGGCTCGGGCGACGTCAGCCTGGCCAAGATGCTCGCGGCCTCGGCGGCCGGCCAGGCGAGCGCCACGGGCACGCTGGCCACCGCGGGCAACCAGGCCCTGGCGGGAAATGCTGCCGGCCAGGCCGCGGCCAGCGGCGTGCTCTCGCTGAGTGTGCCGCTGGTCGGCGCCGCGGCAGCGCTCTCGACCGGCGGCGGCTCGATCAGCCTGAGCATCCCCCTGGCTGCCGCGGCCCAAGCCCTGGCCACCGCCAGCGGCACACTGGCCACCACCGGCCTGCAAGCCTTGCAGGCCGCCGCTGCGGCCCAGGCCAGCGCCTCCGGTGCGCTGTCGCTCACCGTCACGCTGCTCGCCGCGGCGCTCGGTGTCTCGAGCTCGACTGGCATCCTGTCGACCGTGGTAGCCCTGCAGGGGGCCGCCAGCGGGCAAAGCAGCGCCACGGCGGCGCTGAGCCTGGGCATCCCCCTGTCGGGCCAGGCGCAGGCTGTGGCAGACGCCACCGGCGCGCTGACGGCCAGCAGTGGCTTGGTGGCTGCGGCTGCGGCCCTGGCCACCGCGAGCGGCGCGCTTTCGGTGAGCGTGGCGCTGCAGGGCCAGGCGCTCGCACAGGCCAATGCCTCGGGGTCGCTGAGCCTGGCGCTGAGCCTGGCCGGCAATGCCGCGGCGCAGGCCGGCATGCAGGGCACGCTCTTCCTGAGCGTGCCGCTGGCCGGCAATGCCGCTGCGATAGCCAGCGCGGCCGGTGGCCTGGTCATCACGGTGCGGCTCGGCGGGGCCGCCACTGGCCAGGCTAGCGCGGCCGGCAGCCTGACCGTGCCGGTGCAGCTCGCTGGCGCCGCAGGCGGCCAGGCCGCGGCCACGGGCACGCTCTTCGTCGCGGGGCTGGGTGCAGCCACGGCCACCGCATACAAGGCCCGCCGCGCGCCGCGCAGCTGGGCGGTCAGAACCCCCATCCGTCGCTGGGTGTCACGAGGTACAGCGCAATGAAACTCCCCATCAAAGACCCTGCAGAACAGAAGCTCGTGCGCTTCGAGTTCGCCACCGAGATCGAGGCCGGGCAAACGATCGCCAATGTGGCCGTGACGGCGGAAGTGCTCGAAGGCACAGACCCAGACGTCGCCTCGATGCTGGTGGGGGTGCCGCAGATCGACAACACAAACCTCTACGTCCTCCAGCGAGTGGGGTTGGGGGTGGATCTGTGCAACTACCTGTTCCGGGCCCTGGCTACCGATAGCGCAGGCCTGAAGCACCTGGTGTATGCGACCTTGCCGGTGCGGATTCCCCAACACATCTGATCCACCACCACTGCCTCGACTGCCATGAGACAGCGCGACGACTCCGACGACATGCCACTGGACGGCGAACACGAATTCACACGTGAGGAGCGCGCCCAGCTGCGTCGCATCTTGCACACCGAGGCGCACGCCAGCTGGCTGCGTCGCCGCATCAAGGTCATCGTGCCGTGGCTCATCCCGGTGCTGGCCGGCATCGTGGCCACTATCGACTGGATCACCAAGCACTGGAAACCATGAACCAAGAGCAAGCCACTTCGTACCTGCAGGCGCTGATGGCCACGGTGACGATCAACGTGATCGTGCCGATCCTGATCCTCGTGGCGCTTCTTGTCGTGATCATGCGGCTGCTGGTGATGGCACAGCGCAAGCCCGACTTCAACATCGAGCTGATGCTGCAAGACGACGCCGGCAAGCCGAGCGCGGTGCGTTTCCTTTCGCTGATGGCCTTCGCGATCTCGAGCTGGTATCTCGCCGTGCGCGTGCTCAGCGGCAAGCCGGACCCGCAGGAGTACCTCTACTACCTGATCGCCTGGTCGGGCGCGCTGGTCTTCGTCAAGTTCGCCGACAAGTGGAACGGTTCGCTGCCGTTCGGGAAGTGACCCCATGAACGACAAGCTGGTCGACGTCGACCCGCAGAGCCCGCTGCTCACGCAGCGCGACGCGCAGATCCTGCACGCGGTGACGGTTCAGTACGGCAAGTACAAGAACCGCGAGGATGACCTGCGCAAGCGACGCGCTGGCATTGCTGCCCACGACGAGAAGATGAAGGCGCACGGCGTGGCCGCGGCGCTGCTGATCCTCTGGCGTGCGTTCACCGCGAACAGCCCGATCGACATCCAGCTGCCGGACACAAAGTCGGGTGATCTCGATGGGCCCGTCAACCACCTGAAGGGGTGACCATGGAAATCGGCATTGCTCAGCTCATCGCGTGTGGCATCGCACCGTCGCAGGCCCGCCTGTTCGCTCAGCCGTTCTCTGAGGCCTGCAACTCGTTCGAGATCAACACCAAGGCGCGCGTGGCTGCGTTCATCGCCGAGACCGCATACGAGTCGGCAGACTTCACGCGCACCGAAGAGAACCTGTATTACTCGACACCGGAGCGCATCCGTGCGATGTGGCCGACGCGAGTCACCACGCTGCAAGAGGCTGCCACGCTGTGCCGCAATCCGCAGGCGCTTGGCAATGTCGTGTACGCCAACCGCCTGGGCAATGGCGACGCCGCCAGCGGCGAGGGTTGGAAGTACCGCGGCCGCGGCCTGATCCAGCTGACCGGGCGCAGCAACTACAAGGTGGCCGGCGAGGCCCTCGGCACGAACTACCTCGCAGCTCCGAACCTGGTGGCGATGCCGGCCGACGCTTGCTACACGGCAGCGTGGTTCTGGTCATCGATCCACGGCAATGAATTGGCCGATGCGGCGCTGATCGACGAGATCACGCGCAAGGTCAACGGTCCCGCGATGGCCGGTGCCGACGCTCGGCGCAGCCGGTATGACCGGGCGATGCAAGTGCTCTGACGGAGGTACTTATGGCAATCCCGAGAGACAAGATCCTGCACCTGGTGGTCGGTGTCGCAGTGGCAGTGCTGGCCTTCTTCCTCTGGTCGCTGGCCATGCACGTGCCGGTGTTGGCCGCGCATCCGCTGGCCACCGGCATCAGCCTCGGCGGCTGCATGGCCGGCGCGCAAAAGGAGGGCAACGATCGGCTGGACAACCTGCTGATGTACCACCGGGGCGAAGCGCCGCTGCATGGCGTCGAATGGCTCGACTGGCTGGCCACCTGGACAGGCGCGTCGGTGGTCGCGTATGCACTGGTGCGTCTCGGCGTGGCGTGATGGGCGCGCTGTCGATCTACCTGCGCAACGTCGCCGGCGGCGGGCTCACCTTCTGGTGCCCCGGCTGCAAGGAAGTGCACACCGTGTGGCACGGTGAAGGCCCAGGCCCGCGCTGGGGCTGGAACGGCGACGTGATCAATCCGACCTTCACGCCGAGCATCTTGGTGAACTTCGCGCGCCGGCTCACCGAAGAAGAGCATGCCCGGGTGATGGCCGGCGAGGATCTGTCCGCCACCGTGCGGATGGTCTGCCACAGCTTCGTCACTGACGGGCGTATCCAGTACCTCGGCGACTGCACGCATGAGCTGGCCGGGCAGACCGTCAGCCTGGTGCCGATGCCGAAGCACATCGAGGCGGCCGCGTGGACCTGGTCGACCTAATCCCCGGCCTGGGCGCGCTGCGCGCCCTCGGCATCGCGCTGATGGTGGGTGGCGCGTCGACGATGCTGGGCGGGTTCTTCTACTTCCAGCCAAAGGGCGAACGAATCGGCGAGGCGCGCGTGCAAGCGCGTTGGGACAGCGCCGAGCTGCGCCGAGCCGACGTGGCCCGCCAGGCTGAGCTCGAGGCGCGTGCCGAGGAGCAGCGCCGCACCACCGAACAACGAGAGGCACTCGATGAAGCTCAACGACTTGCTGCGCGTTCGCGCGCTGGTGCAGCTCGCGCTGCTGATGCTGGCCGGCTGTTCGTGGCCGCTGCGACCGCCGGCGCCATCTCCGGTAGTGGTCTCAGGCCCAAAGATCCAGCCGCTGGCAGCAGCTGCTCGGCAACCGGCGAGACCGCCGTTCTGTCGGCCGACGTGCTCGGACGCCTTGTCCAGCGATCTGTCGACCTGGCGCGATTCGCCGACGATGCCCACGACGCCGGCATCACCTGCGAGCGGTCCTACGACGCGCTGACGCCGCGCGCCGAGCTCACGGTCAGCGGCACAGCGCCGGATTGATCACGCAGTTGACCGGCGCCGGCGGCGGCACTTTGCCGTCGGCCGGCTCCGGGTCATCGCCACCGCCGCCACAGGCGGTCATGGCCATCACGACGAGGCAAAGCAGCAGGGTGCGAGGAGCGCGCATGGCAGCCTTTCAGCGTAGCTGCCGGCGTAGGTTCTTGCTGGTGGGGTAGTGCCTTCAGAGGGGAAGGCGCTGCTGCATCAGCGGCGAATGCTCGGATCTCGGGACGCCGGCAAGCCCTTGATTCGGCAGAGGTTTGGCGCCGCTCTCCTGGGAGCCGTCGGCGTCTGTCACCTCGCGCGGGATGCTGCTTTGCATGAGAACACTTGTCAACACTTTGCGTCACTTGGGTTTTTGGCGTAGCTTTCGGCCCCGTTCCCGGGGAACCTACGCCGGCCACCGCCGGCGGCACCAGAAACCTACGCCGACGCCGACATGCAATTCGACGCCCGCGCCGCCAAGCTGCTGCAGCCAGGCGCGCACCTTACCATCGACGGCTGCCCCGGCCTGCGCCTGGAGGCCAGCGCGCAGCGTCGGGCCTGGACATACCGGTACAAGAGCCCGATCGACCAGCGCATGCGCCAGGTGCAGCTCGGCCTGTGGCCGGCGATGTCGTTCCCGACCGCCGCGGCCGAGTGGGAAAGGTTGCGCAGCGTGCGAGACGCTGGCGGTGACCCAGCGCGGCCAGCGCCTGGTTCTGCGTGCTCGCGGAGACATGCTTCTCGGTGGCGAGGTAGGACAGGAACTTGCCCACCTCAGCCTTGCCCATCTCTGAGGGGTGGCGGGTGCCCGACCAGAGGATGAAGGCTCGGATCCAGTGCCAGTACGCCTCCTCGGTTCGCCGGCTGTAGTGCAGCGTGCGAATCGTGGAGATGAACTGGGCCTGGAGCTTGGGTGGCTGCTGTGTCATGTGAGGCCTCTGCCGTGTTATGCGTCAGGGGGTGAGGTCGAATTCGAGTTATGCGCCTTGAGGCACGCCACCAGTTGCCGCGCCGATTGCCTGGCGTCCATCAGCGGGTGGTGCGCCGGCAGTTCGTCGGGCAGGCGCTCGGTCACGGCCAGCGCATCGGCACCCAGCGCCAGCAGCACGCTCGCCAGGTCGTGCAGCGGGTACGGGCCTTGCCACTCGCGCTCGGCGCGGTTCAACCGCACGCACGCGCTCAGGAAGTTGGCTTCCACCGGCCACGCGCAGTCCGCCACCAGCACCGCGCCTTGGTCGGCCCAGTGGCGCCACTCGTGCCAGAACGTATTGCGCAGGTGCTGCGGCGTCGGGCTGGTCACTTCCAGCGGCGGCACGTTCTCATCCACCCACAGGCGGCTTTCTGGAGTGCCTGCGCACAGGTCGCGGGGGCAGGCCATGCAGCCTTCGCCAAGTCGCTCACCTTCGCGGGTCACCACCACCCAGGCCACCGCGAAGCCGTCGCCGTGCAGGCCGATGCTCTCCACGTCGAACACCATGAATTTGTCCACCATCATTCCCTCGCTTTTCGTTGCAGGCGCATAACCCCTCGCTCGAACCGACCGCCTACGGCGGCGGTTCAGCTCGAACGTTAGGCGTCGTCGTCGCGGTCATCATCTTCTGGCTTTGGCTTGCGCTGCTCGGCAGTG